GTTTAACAGGTGGTTCTACAACCCCGTCTTTAGCGACAGGATTTATCAACAAGAATGATATGATAAATAAACATGTAAAACCTGTTAACATATTGAATAATAAGTCAATAAATGCTAGGTTAGATGAATACTTTCTCATATCAACTCTCCAATGTTACTAACTGATACTTCATAATTAGTGAAGCGATTAAGCCAACTAAAGAAGTAAGTAGTGCTGTACCCATGCCAGAAGCAAGAGTCTCAATAGCAGTTCTCATAGAGTCTGTGTTGCTAGGGTCTAAGCCTTGGAATGTGCTGTATAGAACAACCAAGAAGCCTGATAGTGTGCCCACCATACCGATAGATAATACAGCATCAGACAAGAACCATTGATTGTCAGAGCCTTCAAAGTTCTTATTGTAAGCTTGATATAATACAGACACAGTAAAGCCATACAAGATAGCTATGTTTACGAATGATAAGTAAGTGAAGTCGTTGTTAATCATAAAGTCTACAGCACCCCAGTAGTAACCTAGTGCAGTAGCTAGTATCATAAGGACAAGTACTGTCCATATTTTCCAGAATCGAATCATAATGTAATTCCTCTCTTAGTAACAGCAAGATAAGCACCAATAATATTTGAGTGCCACATCTTACCTAATAGTTCAAGATTTGTGTAAGGCTTGTTAGTCTTGTCAAACATTCTTCTCCAGTCTGAAGAATCAGTTAATATAAAGAACATGTCAGGCTTACCAAAGTAACCTATAGTACGGATTACTTGATTAGAAACTCCCTTATCTTTCAAGAAGATAGTGTCGTTCATAGATATTTTCTGAGCTGTTGTAAAAGCCTTATCACCGTCTTTCATAGGAACCGGTAAGTAAGCAGGGTGAAACCCTACAAGACCTTTGATGATAACTACAGGAGCGCCTAACATAGTTATAGCACAAGCCGACATACAAGAGTTCTCTTTCTTAACAAGAGCTACTAATTGTAAGTTATCCATTACCCAAGCCGCACCATCACCTTCAGTAGATATTCCTCCACCTGAGTTAAACGATACTGTCTTAAGTCCTGTTTCTTTAGCATAGTCATATAAACGCTTTGCTGTTCCTTTCTCGTATTTACCCTCGAAGTGAATTACTTCTTGTCCACTGTCAAGTGTTACTTTGGATAATGTCTCCGCATTAGCACCGATAGTAGATAGTGCTGTGATTGCTATTATAAAATATTTTAACATTCTTTTTCCTTTCACATTTGATTAAAGAGGCAGTTTAGAGACATACCGAGGTCTTAGTTATTATAGTATTTCGCAAGCTCCACCGGAACAAGCTAATGTTTGAGCGCCTTCAGTGTTGTCATCTTCTTCAAAGTTAGGTAACAATGAGAAGTCAACTTCAGGGAAGTCCGCAACAGCTTTAAGGAATTCACCCTTAGAGATGTCTTGGTATGGTGCTTGTTGATACGTATGTTCTGAGTACGGTAAGAATGATACACCAGTGATGTAATCAAAGTTATCGTATACCCATGCACCCACATTCATCCACTCTTCTTCCTTAACATAAACAGTAACACTCACAGAATGTTCTGACCAATGCTTTTGGAATAGTTTCCAGTTCTCAAGTTGTTCAATAGCTGATTGTTCATTAGCTAGTGTAGCACCTTCAGGTGACTTGATAGGGAAAGAGAAGACAGTTGTCTTGTTAGGGTTCATTGCATCTGGCTCGTTAGGAACTCCTTGGTCTTTAAGAAGGTCTGTTAACGGGTCATTGTTTGCTTGTCTTACTGTACGGATGTAGTAAGGGCTAAAGCGTCCGTGTATTCCTGATGATGAGTCCACCAGTTGGCTAACAGTACCACTAGGCTTAATAGTAGTGATAGCGGTAGCGGGGTTGATATCAAGCTTTTCAGCATATTCAATATTAGTTTTAACAGACGCATCTCGTAGCCTTTCTAGCATAGCAGGGTCTGGGTTTCTTAGTATCTTACAGTCTTGAATACCTGTTAAGGACACACCTAATAGGCGCTCTTCTTCACAGTTCTTCTGCCATACTTTACGTACATATTTAAAGTCTGTAAGTGAAGCTTGTAGTGTACCTAATATAGTAGCTAACTTAATCTTACGAGCTAAGTCTTCTTCTGTATCATCTACACGACATACAACTTCTGATAGGTTACATAGCTGACCGTCACGTAACTGAATCTCAGCACAAGGATTTGTACCTTTAATTAATTCAGCATTACGACGTGCTGGTGCTAATGCATGAGCGCCATATCTAGAGTAGATACCACGTTCACCTGAACCAGATTTCATTAGTGAAACCCATTCGTCCATGAATACAGCCATAGAAGGCTTGCTATCATAAGCGGCAGAGTTGTTAGCTAATGCTCGTTGTGCATCACGTTCCCACCAAGCGCCTGACTTACAGTCACGTACTTCTGGGTCTAATAGGTCTGATACTGAGATGAGTGCAGAGCGTCTAACGCCTCCAACGACTACAACTTCAGCAATCTTACATACTAAGTCATGTACTTCGATAGGTCGTAATTTACGCCCACCCGCTTTATTAAATGTCATAGTGACAAAGTCGAATAGTTCCATAAGTGGACCCGGACCAGAAGCCCTACCACCCATAGTCTTTAGTCTTGCGCCTTCTGGACGTACTTTAGAGTAATCCCACTGATGTATGTTACCTAAGTACAAGTCAGCGATTAACTTACGTAAAGCTTTAGCCCAACCTTCAGCACTATCTTCAACAGTGATGACACGGTCAGTCTTTACGAAGTTGTCATTAACAATCGGTAGTTTGTTTACTTCTGCAGTCTCACAAGAGAAACCAACACCAGTACCAGACATTAAGATATATAGTATCTCGTCAAACACTCGTGGGTGGTTTACTTGCTTAAAGCTACAGTTGTAGCCACGGAAAGGGTTTTGTGCTAATGCTTCTCCAGCACTCCACATTGCTCTCATTGATGGCATTACTTCTCTGTTTAATACAGCAGAGCGTAGTTGTTTAAACTCATCCTTAGTTAATACGTTATCGCTTATTTGGTTCTTCCAGAAACCAATCAGACGGTCTACAGTCTCCTCCCAAGTCTCACGACGGTTTTCACTGTCTAGATACCTTGAGTAGCGAGAAAGATGGATGAATGATTCGTATGCGTTCATAGTTAGTCTTCCTTTTGTTCTTTAAGTTCAATTACTTCTTCAATTAATGTTGCTATATTGTGACGCTTATCTAAGTCTACGTCAAACTCTTCCAACGCATAGTCTTCTAATTCGTCTTTATCCATGTCTAGGATATCTTCTTCATTTAATACTTCTTCAACACCTGCATCAATGTCCCATAAGTCACGTAAGTACTCTTTGTCTTCAACTGACATAGTGTCTACTTGACCTAAGAATATTTCTAGGTGGTCTTTATTCTTGATAGCTACTGAGATAAAGCTCTCAAAGTAGTCATCCATCTTTTGTTTATTTAACATTAGTGATAATCCTTTATATTTGATTCTAACATCGTGTTACACGCATAGTAAAGCTGTTTGTTCATAGGGTCTGTCGGGTCTTCTTCGTACTCGTCAATAATACCCTGTAAGAAACTCCTTATCGTAGGTGATAAGGGTGAGGTATCTGCTTTTCCATCATACAACAGTTGTAAGATTACAGATACATAGATTAGTTCGTTGTCAGTCATGTTCATTTTGTTTACACCCTTTGGAATTGTGTCCCAGCATCGTCTTCTCCGCCTTCTTCGTAGTCGTTTCCCTTAGAGAGTCTACCAGTTGGAAAGTTATAAAGCAATGTTCCTGATGGGCCTGTAAGACCAGTATAACGACATTTGAGGACTTTTGTTTTAATTGTGTTTCTTTCAATTTCATCTGCACTTCCTGAATCTCTAGCAAAGGCTATGATGTCCATGCTGATTTGTTTAATTGAACCTGAACCACGGATGTCGTCCATGCTAGGTAGTTTACCTTCTTCAAATGACCTACCCTTGTTGTCTGTCTTTCTCAAGTGTGAGATTAAGCCAATCCATACATTGTACTTCTTAGCTAGACGTAGTAAGTCATTCATTATCTTATCTATGGCTTCGTTGCCTGTAAGCCCTTCAGCACCTTCTGAAGCCAAGATTGTAATATGGTCAACAAAGACATACTTAGCACCAGAAAGGCACATATACTCAAGGAAGTCCATAATAGAACCGTCGCTAATACTACCTTGGTGGTCCAATACAAGTACCCTATCAGTACCGAAAAGTTGGTCGTAACCGATTTTAAGTTCATCTAACGGAATCTCCTCTGCCGCTGGGTTTCGATTTAATGCCATCCCTGCCATCTTACGGGCAGTTTCTGCGGGTGATTCTTCGAGGGAAACAATACCTATCTTGTCTTCTGTTTCATCTAACAAGTGTACTGCTATCTCTCGAAGTAGTGTTGATTTACCAGAGCCAGTGCCTGATGTCCATAGAGTAATCTCACCGCCTCTCATGCCTTTAAGTTTAGCATTGAGACCAGTCATACTCTCAGGATAAGGTACTGATTCTAAGTCGTTGTAAGTTTCTAGTTGTGTCCACAAGTCTTCTTTAGTTAGAATACCAGCGGGTGTGTAATCTGTAGCATCATATACAGAAGTAAGAACTTTATCAGGTTCTTTAATCCATAAGTCTGATGCATCTTTCTCAGTTGATTTAGCTATCTTAACTTTATCATAACCGATAATACGAGCCGCTTCTTTCGTTGCTTCACGACCAGCATCATCACCATCGAACCATAAGATTACTTCATCGAAGTTTCTAATCCAGTCTCTTTCTTCTACTAAGTCTTTTAGCGAAGAAGCAGAACGAACAGATACAACAGGATAGAATGTCTTGTAACGTTTATACCATGCTGATTGTACAGCCATAGCGTCAAGCTCACCCTCTGTTATAACTAATCGTTTACCGCCGTTATAGAGTTGTTGTCCGAATAAGCCACCTCTGACTTTACCGATAGAAGTAAACTTCTTTGGTAGTTGTCTTACTTTGTAGCCTGATAGTTCGTTGTCTATATGATAAGGATAGTAGTGACTATCAATCACACCATCTAAGTCATAGCCTACCTTAACACCGTAGTGTTCTGATACTTGTTTAAATACGTTTCTTTCTCTGAAACCTCTAGATTGAAAGTCTCTTTGGACTTCATCTAAGCTTGGTCCCCACGTATCAACTGTGGAGAACCCGTCGTCATTAGTAATCATTGGCTTCTCCTGTTTGTTGCCTTGTGTTGATGTTCTACATGAAAAGCAGAACGTTGAACCATCTTCGTAAATCTGTAGTGGGTCTGAGCCACCACAAGCATTACATGGTTGATTTTTCGTAACTATTCTACCCATTATATCTCCTAATATTTAGTCATTAGTTCCTTGATATACTCACGAGTCTTCTTGGTAACGGCTTCTTTAGGAACAAACCTAATAGCCGCTATCTGTCTATTATAGAACCGAGGAGTCTTCTTGTCATCTAGATATTCAGTCATTGATTCTGATATCATCTGGCAATAAGCTTCTGCATGATATAACCCACCTTTAGTCTTGTATACGTCTACTATTTCAAATGTAAACTTGTCATGACCGATTAGTGCTATATCTTTCTTTAAGTGGACAGAAGAGCCTGTATAGGTTCTCCAAGTCATTTCTTTACCGTAAGTCTTTGATTTCTTTTTACCACCGTGGAAGAATTGTTTCTTACCCCAGTAGTATTGGTTTGTTTCTGTGTTATGTATACAGTATAGGAAACCGAAAGCTTTACTAGGGTTTACTTTAACCTTAGTCTTCCAGTGTCCTAGTTCAGCCTTTAAGAGCGGCTTCGTATACTTCTTTTTTGATGACGAAGTGGTCATTGATATGCCTCCAGATGTGTAACAATTTACCGTTCAGTAACATATGGTCAAAACCATTGTCACCGTAAGCGTTATGATATTCACGACAGATTCGTTCTATATGCTCTTCTTTATTCTTAGAGCCTTCTAGAATCTTCTCTGCTTTCTTCGGACCGATACCTGCAATACCGGGAATGTTATCAGTGGAATCACCCATCAATAACTGTTTCCAGTAAAAGTAACCAGCCCATTCATCTGATACTTGATAAAGAGTCTTGAGTCTAGGGTTATAGTGATTACCCTCGATACAATCTAAGTCCTTATCGATTGTTACTACACAGTGCTGTATTCCTGCTTTCTTAGCTTCTACAGCCCATACACGAACCATATCATCAGCTTCACAGTTGTCAGTGATAATACATCCGTCATAGTATTCTTCTGTCCAAGACTTCAAATCATCAAACCACTCTGGTTTAGTAGATTTCGACTTAACACGACTAGCAGACCTTTTATAGTCTACATACAAGTCACATCTATAGTTGTCAGGGCCACCCATGGCCATAACATAGTCTTTGGTGAACAGTGAGTTAGTAACATCACTCATAGTTGATTTAAATTTAGTCTTACCTTGTTCTAATGTTTCTGAACCCCATATACTCATATATAAGAGAACATCACCATCAATAATAGCTAATGTCATAATTATTCCTTTAGTTAAAATCCCTAATAGATAGGGAGACCTTTGGTCATAAGGGGACCCCATTTTTGTCCCTTGTTTTTATACACTTTTTCTGAATGTATATCCTTTAGTTTGTCTTTGTTTTCCATTTAAAATTGCAGAAACTTTTGATGGAAATATCCCATAAGCTTCTCTTAAATAGTCACTTTGCTCATGCGCCTTAAACCTAGCTAACTCAAGCTCTCCTGTTTTTGCGTCAAACATATCTATAAGATGTGCTTTTGTTCTGTAAGGGTTATCTCTTTTGTTTCCTACAGTCCATTCTTTGTAAAAGCCTTTGTGTTTAAAAGATTGATACACTGGACCATACGTAAAATTAAACGATTTGGCAAAAGTCGCATAAGTTCCCTCATGTACAATCTCACCTTTTTCGTTATAGAAGTCAAATAAGAATTTTGCCACAGGGCTTGTTAATCCTGATACGCTTTCTCGATATTCTTTTGATTTAGTCACAGACGACAGAGCTTCATAACTTTGAACAGTTGCTTTGAAGTTGCTTAAATTAATCTTCCCATCTAAGTAAAGATTAGATAACTTGTCTGCCTTTTTTATTCTTTTCTTTTCAAAAGAACGAGAGGTAATGCCCATAGCTTTAAAAGCCCTTTCTAAGTCTTTGTTTCCTTTGTTTATTTTGTATAATAGCCAATGAATAACAAAGTGTTCACGACCTGTTAAGTATATTAAGTTGTTGTCACTATCACCACCGCCTAAACAAATAGGAAGTATGTGATGTCTTTCATAGTATCTTCCATCGGAAGGTTTGTCTTTGCTTCCGTTTTTGATAATTAAGTTGTGTTGTTTTTGATAGTTCATAATATTTACCTTGGTCCTGTTTTATAAAAGCCATGGCTATCGTAGCCCGCCATTTCTTGTCGTAGCTTTAATTTGTCTACAACGTCTTGCATAATGTCAGCCAGAGAGTAGCCTCTAGACTGAGCTATAGTAGAGATATACCAGAGTACATCACCTAGCTCGTCTGCTATCTCTGCGGTACACTCTAGTCCCTTACGGGTTTCTTTTACTCTAGACTGCATTACTTCACCAACCTCAGACGCTAGCCCAAGGAATAGTGTTTCTTCTGTAGTTCCCGGCTCATAGAACTTTGCTATTTCATTTTGAAATTTCTCTGTATTCATTTATTCTCCATTGCTGTTTTAATGTCGTTTAATTGTTGATGAGACATAAACATGACTTGATACTGTTGCCAGTCTTCATCCCATTGCCTAATGACAACCTCTTCAGGGTCTAGAATTACTTCTATGTCTGAATTTTCACCTGTCGAATCTAGTGTAGTAATTATTGTGCTACTACCTTCTTGGTCTACTGTAAACATTAAAGGTTCTCCTCTTCCCATTGCCAATGCATTGTTCTTAACACCGTACCAATTATTGGGTCAGTGTGGTCTGGTAAGTCTTCAGCATACTCATAGAGAGCGTCTGCTTGCATCTCTGTTAGCTCTGATAAGTCTTCTACACCGAAGTATCGACATACGTCTTCAAATACCCAGTCGTAAGCTAGTGCTTCCATTTGGTCTGATAGTTTGTGTGCTTTAGTTACTTGGAATGTCATCGGTGGTTCTCCTCGTACCATGTTCTCATGTTATCTACCATATCTCGGTACTCTTCTATTTGAATCTTTAAGTCGTCTACTTCTTCAACACCTTTATTATAGCCATCATCATAGCCTTCTTCTGTGCCTTTGTCATAGCCCTCTGAGAACCCAGAATCAAAACCTTGACCCCAATGATACTCTTCATCAGCTTCATCGATGTCATACTTAAAGCGAACTACTTTGTCTTCTAGCTCTCTAAGATGGTCTTGCATCTCGCCACTAAGTGGCACTAAACCAAACTTAATGTTAGCATAGAATACGTCAAACATTTGTGTTAATTCTTCATTCATACTTCTACTTCCTCTACTATTATTCCGTTAGATATATACCATAGACATTCAAATGGTTCAAAGTCTCTTTCCATTAAGAAATCATAACCACCTTCGTCTGCATCATAGTATTCGTTTAAGAAATCTTCGAACTCTCCTGAAGACCAACCGCAAGTCCAAGGCTCTAAGTCCTCACCTTGACCGTCCCAACAAGATTCCATTTCAAAGGTATCAAAGCAGTCTGTACAAAACTCTGAACCATGTTCGCCCATCATGTCTTGTAATGATTCTGCTTCTTCTTCACTTGTTATTTCGATATTAAACTCGCCTGTTCTCCAGACAATCTCTGTATTAACACCTTTTAAGTCTTCATCTTTGTGTCGATACATTTCAATTTCAACAACACATTTCTTATTAGCGTTAGTGACGTTGTATGTTTTTCCTACTTCTATTATCATGTTAAAATCCTTTATAATACTTGTTGTAGATTATTTCTAACCCTCTTAGGTTAGGGTGATTGTGTATCCACATGCCTGTGTCTGGGTTAAACTGTTCTCTAAAGAACCTATCCATAACATCATTCCCAGTTGATTCCTTGGGATTTATTTGTTTAGCTAGTGCGTCGAACTCAGCATCAGACATAATGGAGTCAGATTGATATTCATAGGAAAAGGCGGCTACTGACAGCCTAATCCTGTTTTGTATTTCTTTGTTAATCATTTGAGTACATAGAATTGGTTAGTACCCATTACTGCTGTAAAGTTCTCATCTTTATCACGAAGGATTTCAGATAAGTCTTTAACAATTAGCTCGCCCGCATAGTCATCTTCTTCCCAATCAAAACGAGTTCTGAATGTTGCTTGATAACGAGTAGTGTGACGAGGATTAACAGGATTCATAATCATAACACATTCTTGACGGTCTACCCAACCACTATCATGTACCCATGTATAGTAGTCGTTGTAGTCCATCATAAAGGAGTATTCTACTTGGTTGTCCCAAGCACCTACACATAACTTTGGTTGGTACCGTAAAGGCTCAAGAACATTCTTAGTGTCAAGGTAACGCATAAACTTAGCATGTTGATGTAAGTCGTGTCCTGTGTCTATAGCAAAGATAACGTGGTTGTTAATTAATTTTTCCATAGTATTCTCCTAAGTAAATATAAAGTAAGCTATTGCAACAATTCCGGCTACCATCGCATAAGGCAATAGCACGCCCATTAATTGAACTATTTTAAGTCTTTCAATATAAATGGGTTTAGATAGCTTTACCGCTTTTTCGAAAATTTCCTTTTCTTCAGGGGTTTCTTCCCATTCTTCTGCTTCATAACATAACCTAGCTACCTTATGATTTTCTAACAAAATGTTTTGCGCTTCAGTAAGTGTATTTTTTTGAATTATGTCTAAGGAATCTAGTGCTTCGTTATGTTTGATTATGGTTTTTGCCATGTCTAATGTTTCATTATAAACTTCTTCAGGTGTCATAGTATTTTCCTTTAGTGTACAGCGTAGAAATTGTCACCAATGATGCAATCGCCACAATCCATTATGTTTACTCCGAATTGCTTCGGGGCTTCTCTGAAACATTCCATGATGATATCACGAGCCTGTTCCGCTTGGTCTTCTCTTACTTCTACTGTATGCTCGTCATGATAGAACAACAAGTGGGTGTAATCTATCCCCGCCTCTGTTAGCTTCTCATCAATCATAATTACAGTAGCCTTCATAACCACCGCCTCTGCACCTTGAATAAGGTAATTAAGAGCCTTGTGTTTACTATCAACATAAATAGGTCTGTCATCTAAACCCGGAATGAATCCAGTATGTTCAGAGATGTTCTCTACTTTAGCGATTAGCTTACCCAATGCAGGGAAAGCCGCTGTGAACTTCTTCTTTAGCTTATTACCTTGTGCATCAGAGACACCTAAGATAGAGCCTAGCTTCTTACCACCGGCACCATAGAGGTAGGCGAAGATAAAAGGTTTAGCATCAGCACGAGAGCTACCTAGAATGTCTGCGTTCTTCTGGTGGATATCACCTTCAAGAACTTCTCTAGTATAACTTGCATCTCCCATGTAGTGAGCAAGAAGTCTTAACTGACAACCCGCAGAGTCAGCAGATACGAGTGTATAACCTTCTTTGGCTATAAACAACTGACGTATCTCTTTACCATATGCCGCTTTACCAGAAGGTAAGTTAGCAATAATCTTGTGAGTCTGTCTGAATGTTGGTGTACCAATATTAAATACATCACCATGTAGTCTTGAGTCGTCATCGATGTGTTCGAACCAACCCTTCATAATAGAAAGTCTAGACCTTAAAGTATAGTATTCCATTAAGGCTTGACCTACATCTCCGAGTCGCTCCAAGGAACTGTCTGAGAGTTTGGCTCCTGTCTTGATGAACTGTCCGTTGATTTTCTTCCAGTTCCACTCGTCAGGTTGCCATCCAAGAGTATAAAGGTGCCTCTTAACAGTGTCAGTGTTGCCCACATCACCATCAATGAATTCAATCCGGGTGAACTCGCCCCAGATAGCACAACCATCAACAGTGCACTCATCGCCAAGCTGAAACCAATTACGCATCCATGCAAGTGGCTTTCCTGCTTTCGTGAAAGCCGGTTTCTTTGTTTTGTCATTTCCATCCGTCCTTTTCAATCGTGGAGGTAGTTTAGGATTAATGAAATCTTCTGTGGCTTTCATTTTATCTTCTATATCACCCATAAGGGAAATAGCTTCTTCTTTATTAAACAACCAACCATTACGGCTTTGCTTAACCATTATCTCATCCATTCTCATTTCAGAGCGTAATGCTTTAAGTATTGTTTTAGAGTTACTAGCTGTCACATAGTTCTTTACTTCTTGCATCAATGCTTTATAAACACGAGTACCAAGTCTTACGTCTTGTTTCATGTATGTAAACATATCTTCATTGAACTCTTCCCAACCACCAGTATAGTCACCCTTCTGGTCTCCGAAAGCCACGCCCCATTGTTTTAGGGAATGACCGAAGCCGAAGCGTCTGTAGTTAAGTAGTTGTGACATTACCTTAGTACATTGTACTGTTGCTTTAGGATACCATCCAACACCCAAGAGTGTTTTAGATAA